TTAAGATGAATAAACGTTAATCGCTATTGCTTCATCTCGTTCTACCATTTCTTTTAATACGTGCGAATAGTGATCAAGTGTTGTTTGAATATCTGAATGTCCTAAACGTTTAGAAACAGAATGAATATTAGCTCCTTTATAGATTAAGACACTTGCATGTATATGTCGTAAACCATGAATAGAAATATGTTCGATTTCTAATGCATCTAGGGTTTTTCGTAATAATTTATTTGCACCTTCATTTGTTACTGTTTTAATGGACGATTGTCTATAAAAAACCAAGTTGTTTTCATTTTCAGGTACTGCTAAAATTAGTTTCTTAAATTCATTCATGACTTTCTTATCGATAGATATTTTTCTCTCGGATTGTTCATTTTTTAATGGTCCGAATCCAGTCCCTCTTTTGTAGTCCCATGCTCGGTAAACTTTTAATTGATTATTTTTAAAATCAAAACAATCTGTTGTTAGTCCGGTTAACTCACCAAATCTTAGTCCTGATACAAGTCCTAACAAAATTAAATGGTAAGTACTTGTGGAAGGTGATAAGCGATTAAATAATTCTTTGTATAATTTAACACTCTCATTGTAGTTCAAATGTTTATCTTCGCTCTTTTTAGCATTATTTGTAGCGTTTAACTCCACTTTGCGAGTGAAATCTATTGTTATATATCCTTCCTCAATTGCGTCCTTTACACACGCTCTTATATGTGTATTAAGCTTTCTAACAGTTTCCCTTTGCAGATGAGTTAGATAAAAGTCCGAATTACATTTACAACAAGCATGCACATATAATGAAAATGGTTAAGTATAAATATGCTGAGAGTGTAAATGGGTGATTGAAAGATATTGTGCAGGAAAAAATTAAAGGCGTAGTAGCATAAAAGAAAAAACAACCAAAAGATGGCTGTTTTCTCGACTTTTAAACAAGGATGCTCCATATGTATTTAATTCCATCCCATAATGCTAAGGCTAAAATTACTGCCAAAATCCCTTTGAAAATATCTTTCATATTGCACCTCAATAAAAGTTAGTATGAATGTATTTACGAAGAACAGTTGTTAAAGTTTCATGCAGTTACTTTTTATGTGTATCAGATTTAAAATGGCTTACTGAACAATATGAACATACTATCCCAAACCTAATTTAATGTAATGTTAAGTTGTAATTAAATTATAGAACCTATTGAATAATCGAGATATTATAGGAGTATCAAAAAGCGTACGGAAATACGCTAACAAAAATAAGCATTACAAAATAAGCACGTTCGCTTGTACGTGTATGTCGGAAACAAGCAATTGAGACTACTAAATCGGTAGTCTTTTTTTATAATGACAATCTATTCCTTTTAAACTATAATATAGGATTATATTATTCGGAAATGAGGGATTGCATTATGAGCTTTGAAGTATTCAAATCAACAATAGTTAACTCTAGACCGCAAGATTGGCTCTATGATGATGAGTTCGGTAAATATATTTACTTAAATGACATCAGTATTTCCATTACAGCAGATAGACGTGAGGAAAGCTTTAACGAAGAGTTTTACGAATCGTGGGTGACTAATTACTCTGATAAAAAAGCAACAAAACAAATTTTCTTCTTAAACTACAATGGAGATATGATTGAACCATTCTTCACAGCTTCTGTAGATGGAGGGAGAAGCTACATTCCGTTTCCGGATAGAAAAGCCATGACGATTACTAGTGAACAGTATTCCATTGGGAAAATCGTGAATATGCTTTTAAATGAAATAGGCTTTAATTTTGATAGTTACCTATCTGAAGCTGGAATTACAGTTAAATAAAACTATAAGTCACATCTAACAGGTGTGGCTTTTTATTCGGAGGAAATAAATGTCTCAAAACAAAAGGTATTATAAAATTTATAACTATAAAGAAATTTATTCAGAATTTGAATCTCATTTAAAGAAAAATATCAATGAAGATTCAACTGTAAATAATTATATTAAACACAATATGAACAAATACTCGGATGATGAATTGGAGGTTATGAGAGAAAGTACATTAAAATATAGAGAACGAAATTCCTTTGAAGCTACTGTTGGAATTTCTGCTTTAACAGCTATTTTCACCCTATTTGCGATTCTAGTTGCTGCAGCTTTAGCTGCGCCAGGTGATAAGGGATTAGGGGTAAATGGTTTTGGGATAATTTTAATTTTCTTAGTTATTTATGCGTTAATGATTGGGCGTATTGCTACAAGATTATTTAAGAAAGAAGCTCAAATTATTAAAACAGCAAATTTGTTGGATATTGCTATTAGATTAAGAAAGAATAAAATTTAACTCTATAAATACATAAGTAGGTCTACATTCGTTGGAATGTAGGCTTTTTATTATGCCATGAGAGATGGTATTTGAAATCTACAACGAAACTTTTCACCTCCAATTCCGTAGAAATAATTGGAAACAAAAAATATGTTGTGGGTGAATAGATAATGAGAGATTTTTTAAAGGAAATTATTAAAGAAGTTAAAAGGCAACTAACAAATGAACAACCATCAATAGAGAACATTTTAGATGGAACAATAATAGATTGGTTCATACCTATTTTCGATTTCATACTGTTCCCAGAAGTCTATCTTTTCTTAGCTTCTTCATTAATGTGGAAAATGATTTCTTCATTACTACTGGCAGGTATGATTATTATTATTGCTTTGTTTATAGAAAAAGTTATAGAGAAAAAGACTAGTAAAGAAAAGGTTGAAGAATTGGATGAAAAATTAGCATGGTTCATACTCGCTCCAAGTCTGTTCTATGGAGTAAAAGGGTTAGCATATGGTTTTCTTTTATTCAAACCAATGTTATAGCTATAAGCTGTCTCATATCGAGATGGCTTTTTATTATACAATTAACTATGAATTGTGGAGGGATGAATAATGCAAGTTTGTGAATGTATGAATGACTCGTCTCATGTATTTAAAGGTAGACATTTAAATGGTGTGTCTTGTCCTATTTGTGGAGGACCTGTTTTACCTAAGCCTTACGATGAGAGGAAGGATAGTAACCTTCCGTATTACAGGGACTTAAAGAAACAATCGTCAAAACGAAAGTCTACAATCACTATTGATTTGAATTTCGATGACAAATCTAAATTAAAGTTAAGAGCAATCGCAAAGCATGTTGGTGCATTGGCTGATGATCTGGATGCAATTAATAATTCATTTACCATTAATGAACAACGAAAGCAACATGGATTGAATCCAATACAAGATGGAGATAACCTTCTTTGTAAGATGGAAGGGAGTGAATAACATGGAACCAATCATTGCTAAGTGCAACAAGTCATGCGGTCATAGGTTCAATGTCCAACACTTCAAGATAGACAAACTAAATAACAAAGTCGAGAAGACATACTTCAACTGTCCTAACTGTGGACGTGAGTATGTCTGTTTTTATACAGACGAATCAACACGTAAGCTACAGGCAAAGATGCGTGAGCTACACCGTAGGATGAAATGGGCTGATGGCCATAAGCTAGACCAGCTAAAGCAGGACGAGGCACAGCTAAGGGACACAATATCACAGGGCATGGAGAGGGTTAAGCAAGGGGTAGAGGAGGATGAATAGTAAACCTCTACGACCATGCAACAAACCCGGATGTCCAAACCTAACACGTGAAGGATACTGCGAACAACATAAAACAACCAAGGCAGACAACAACCGATACTATGACAAGTACAATCGCAACAAGAAGCACGATCAATTTTATCATTCATCATCATGGATTAAATGTCGTGACTACATCAAGATTCGAGATAACGGTTTGTGCCAGCATTGCCTAAATGAAAAGCGAATTACAGTCGGAGTTATTGTCGACCACATCGTGCCACTAACTACTGACTGGTCCAAGCGATTAGATGAAAACAATTTACAATTGCTTTGTCAATCTTGTCACAACAAGAAGACGACCGAGGATGTACAGATATACGGTAAGAAATAGGGTTCCCCCCTCTATTTGTTACTCATAGGGCAGGGACCCCTACACCGGCTGACCGTTTTCCGCGCAGAAAAACCCGTTTTTAAAGGATTTTTTTAATAGATTACCTATTATCTTTTTTATTAGTTATAATGTTCAAAAAAGGAGGATATATATGGGAATCAATGAACGATATTGGGCAGATAGAATTGCCGAAAGAGTCGATCTTACGACCACTTTAACACACCTAACAAAAGGCACTTCAACAATGGACCCATTATCTGTTTTATTAAAAATTTTGAAGGAACAAAAGTTAATAGGAAGTACTAATTCAGGATTTATTCAAGGAAATGATAGGGCAGTATGTTTTCAAGATGCACCATTATCGGGAGTGTCACAGAATGTGTTTCATGAAGAAAAGTTGATACGAGATAATAAGATAAATCATATAAGATACCAAGCTTTCGGTCTAGTTTTTCCTAAAATATATGCATTTAATAAAGGTGCACGACCAGTTATATATGAACAAAAACATCTAGCAAAAGAAAAATTTCCTGATGAATTATGGAGGGTAGTTAGTTACGATTTAAGCAATGGACAAAGTATTATAGATTGGACACATGAAAGGGAATGGCGCATAAAAGGTGATTTTGAATTTGATTTAAGAGCAGTAAGTGTTATTTTACCAAACGAGGAAGTGTATAGAGCTTTTATTAAAAGGGCGGATTCATATGTTCTAGACATAATAGCTGGTATTAATATATCTTCTTCTACTCTTTTTTAAGATTAATACATAGATAGTGAGGTGATAGTATGACAGGTCGAAATAAGCAGCCATTGCAAGTGATTCTAGGGAATGGGCGTTCTAAACATTTAACCAAGGATGATATAAAAAAGCGTCAAAAACATGAAGAAAAGATGCGTGGACCCTCTGAAAACATTGAAATTCCATCGTATTTAACAGCAGCACAAAAGAAGGAATTTGCAGAGATTACTGAAAAGCTTGTAACGCTTGAAATTTTCAGCGAGCTTGATGTTGATTCTTTAGCGAGGTATCTGGACTCGAAACATCAGTACTTACAACTGGTGAAAGACATACGAAAAATTAAACCAACAGAGACAGTTGAGCAAGAAAACGGCAAGAAAATTACGATTGCTAATGAAGATTATCCAAAGTTGCAACGAACCAAAAATACATTGTTTAACGAATGTCGTTCTGCAGCTGCTGATCTTGGGCTTACTATTACATCTCGTTTGAAATTAGTCATTCCTTCCCCTTCAACTGTGGAAGGCAAAACCGAGGCCCAGAAGCGATTTGGTGATAGATTATGAATTGGGTTTTAGAACGGGTCTTTAACTACTGTGATGATATTCTAAGTGGGGAAATTAAGGCTAGTATTAAACACAAATGGGCGGTTCAACGCTTTAAATCTGCAGAAGGTGGTATTATCACCAACTCAAATGATTCACCAAATGCTATTGCAATTGGCTTTGAATCAGGATCTAAACTTGTGTGGTTCTATAAAGCTAAATTAAAGCCTGGCGAAGAGTCAAATGCTACACGTAAAAAAGGTGAAACAAATTATAAAACATATCCATCTTTATTTGACGATAATCCTTTATTTAGAAAGTCCTTCAAATAGGAGTTGGATTCATTATCAAATTTTTTTCTACCTTTTAAAATGAAATAGACAATTTTAGTTAATACAAATGTTTCATGAACCATTCGATAATTATTATAACCAACTAATTCAAGATCAGAATGATCGTTCAATGAACCTTTTATACTTGAGTCATCACTTGTTAATCTACTGTCTTTTTCTTTAACTAAACCAAGGTCTGCAACTTTTATTATAGGACAAGAATCATCATATGTTTTAACTAAAATATTAGTGTAGCTGATATCACGATGCAATAAATCTTTACTGTGGATATAATTAAATGCTTTTAATAATTGCACAATTAAAGTACGTCTTTCGGAAAGTGTGATTTTAGTATTTCTCTTACTTATATACTTATCTAGAGTCTCGTCAATATATTCCATCGTATATGAATTATTATTTTCATTATATGTATACGCCTTTACAATAAAAGGAGAATCTAAAGACTTTAAATTCTTATATTCAGTTTTAAATCTAGTGATTTCTTTTGTATCGCTTTGTTTAAATGCTATTTTTTGAGCCATTTTAATACCGAAATTGGGATCTGTAAAACTGAAAACATCGGCAAATGAGCCATTACCTATTTTCTTCTTTGGAATGGGAGTAATAGTTTGATCTTTCACTTTTAGGTCTATTATAGAATTTAGTAAAAAAATAGGTTCTTCGTCTATTAAAGTAATCTCAAAGAAATCTCTTGGTATAGTGCTTCCTCCAGTAGTTTTTAGGAATCCTTTCCCTTTTTTTATTATATCTGTGTAATATTCATTTAAATTAAAGTCGAAGTCAGTGCTACATAATGTCCCTTGAAGTTCCTCGAAAAAATCAATTAAGTTTAATAATTGTCTGCTCGGACCGGCGTGAAAGTGATTTCCACTATTGTTTAAAGATCCAAAAAGATGATTAAATGCACAATGCAATGTAGAAAATATCTGTGCTAGAGTAGATGGTGTTACATCATTGTAAAAACGATTAAATAGGTTTACCTTTTTAGATATAAAAATCTTTGCTAATTTTTCTTTTTTATTTTGTAATTCGAACTCTAAAATAGTCATTATATATCTCCTTATTAGATTCCTAACAACTTTTTCTTCGCGTCAAATTCTTCTTGAGTAATTAATTCATCCTCTAATAGTTCCTTTAATTCTCGAATTTCATCGGCTACATCAAACATGTCCTTTTCCACTTTACCTGCAGTTGACGTTTTAGCCATTGCTTTAAGGTTCTCAATGCCACTTTTTATTTCTAATGCGATATGCGCTGGCACATCGTCAATGATTGCTTTGTTTCCAGTAGATACGATTTCGATAGTAGAGTAAACAAGCTTATTAGAAATGTTGATACTGCTAATTGAAGCTAAAGGAATGCTTCTTTCATCGTTTGAAACGATGCCTTTGATTTCATGTAATAAAATGCGTTTGTCAGTTACATAAAGCTGTTTGATGCCTTTAACGGATGCACATACAGCTAGTAGAGTTTCACCTTGTTCAGTTAGTCGATCATCGAACATTTGAATTTGTTTAGCCATTGCTTTCTTCTTACCAAAGCCAGCAAATTTGATTGTTTCAGCGATAGTGTCCATGTCATGCACTCCTTACAGATAATTGTAATTTCATTCTATAGAAAATCCTACCAATAGTACATATAAAAAAGCCACTTATATAAGTGACTTAGAAAACTATATAGACAACCGTTGTGACAAGATAGTCTTTTTGTTGAATCATTGCGTTGTACTTCTTCTAACAATATAAAGAAAAATCAGTTGAAACAGTACTACACCTATAAATACAATACCCAAAATAGCGAATGATACCATTTTAATTTCTGGAGTTTGTACTGCCCCTGCAGCATCAACTTTTCTTACTCCTATAAATATTGCTCCAACAGCAAAGATGATAAGCCATACAATATTTATAGCCCACCATATTATTTTCATAATAAACATCTTCTTTCTATCCTTAATGTTTCAATTAATGGTTATTTTTTCTTTAATGGTGTAATTGTAATGCTATTTCTTTTTATTAGCAATAAGCTTTAGGCAGTACGACCTCTCAGCCTTAAGACTGATTTCTTTATAATTTACAAAATAAATGGCTAAATAAATGAACAAAAAAACAGACAACCAATGTTAGTTATCTGTTTAAAACTTTCTCCCATCCTCTAAAACGAAATGAGCCTCATATTTTGCATCTAGTGCGTTTGCAATTTCCTCTAATTCATTTTCACTAAAATTATCTCTCTTTAGCTTATTAGAAATATTGGATTGGGATGTGCCTAGCTTTTCAGCCAATTTAGCAGCTGTTACATCTCTTTCAACCATTAGTAATTTAATTTTCTTTGCCATGCTCATGTTTTACACCGCCTCAATAATTATTGTTACCACTATTATAGCTTATAAATACACTTAAATAAAATATAATTTCACTTTTTAGTGTATTTTTTATTTAAACTTCCACTTTTATGATATATATTATTATCAAACAGTGTATTATTTACACTTTTAAGTGAAAGTGAGGTGAAAAACGATGGCATTTGAATACTTAGCACAATATACAACATTTGAATCAATAGCAGATATGGACACAGCTGTTGAAAATCACATGGCAGCTCATTACTACGATTTAACAGAGTCAGAACGTGCCATCGTTTTCAAGCTTGCTTCTCATAGCTTAGAGAATCCAGGAGCTTGTCATTTGAAAGCTGCCACAATTGCTGCAGCATTGGAGATTAGCACAAAGACAGTTTATCGAGCTATTTCAAAACTAGAATCGTTAGGGATTGTTAAGAAAGAAGCGACAGTAAAAAGCAAAGGTGGACAGGGAGCAAGCATCTACATTATTTTGCCTTACAATGTCCCACCGTCAATGTCCGAGCGTGGAAATGATGAAAAGCCTTGTGAGAGTAAGGGTGAAGTACAACAAACTGAAAACCAATCATCTAAATCTTTTAATCATTTATCTTTTAAAACAAGCACTTTACAAAATATATATAATAATGCTCACGCTGAAAAAGAAGCTCATAAGGAATACATGAACGAGTACCAGGTGATGCTATTCGACTTCATGAATAGCTTGCCATTAGCTGACAACTTGAAAGACGAATTACACAAAGTTGTATTAGCTAGTCAGGTTCAAAATGCACCTGACTTCATAAAAGCTAAGAACGTGCTATTTAAAATTGCCATGGATATTAAAGAAGGTACTTTAACTGTAACAAGTACATTAAGAGCCGTGTTCATAGGTGCTTATAACAAGGCTATAGGACGTTTGAGTAATAAATCGAATAAATCATCATATATAGAAGAAACTTTAAGCAAGGGACGTCTAGTCCCTTTCTATAACTGGCTGAATGAACGGGATATTTGTACACAAATAAATAGTAGACCAAATTTAGATAATTGGATGGAATGGTAGAGAGTGGAGTATAAGATGTCCTTATTTTGGATAAATGGAGCAAAAGTAGCAACTAACGATATTTGGTTTATTGAATCAAAATTAACCTGTATGCCTTTCATAACAAGTTTAATCGTCTCAGAAATTGATTTTTTATTTTGAACATATCCTCAATATTATTTCATTATATTATTTATACTTTTATTTCTAATAGAGTGTTTTTAATATTTTGTTATTGAAAAAATATGTAAAAATAGATAAATTTAATAAGAGTGAAATGAGAAGGAGTTTGAGAGATGAACGGTATACTTCAATTTTTTAATCAGGGTTGGGTAGGAGCTGTTATTGGAATACTAGGTGTGTTCATAGCGATATATACTTATAAAAAAACTAAAATAGTTCCGCAACTGTCTTACAATGAGGAATCTTTAAAAATTATTGGAAAAGACGAAATTACACCAGAAGAAATTACAATTTTCTATAAAGGTATAAAGGTCCCGAGAGTTATTAAAACCACTATTATTTTATGGAATTCAGGAACAAAAACTGTAGATGGAAAAAACATTGTAAAAAATGATCCACTCTGTTTTGAATTTAACGAAAAAGAAGAAATTATTGGGGCTTCAATTTTATTAAGAACGAAAGAAGTTAATGAGTTTGAAATATCTACTAGTAGTGAAAAGAAAAATGAAATGTTTATGAGCTTTGAATATCTTGATCCTCAAGACGGTGTTGTTATCGAAATATTACATACTGATATTAAACGGTATCCGAGATTTAAAGGTACTATGAAAGGTATGCCAAAAGGGTTGGTAAATTTAAGAGAAAAAAGGAAGAAAAATTATAAAAATACATTACTAAATTTATTTATAAACCTAATAATATTATCGGGTGGAGTACTTATTTTTTCTTTTTTAGAAAAACCTTTAGAAGCTATTTTTAAAGAAGATTCAATTTATAAATTTTTAGCGCCTTTCTTGGTTGGGGTAATTTGGGGTTTTATTTCTTTTTATGCAATTAAGATAAAGAACAAAAATAGATATCCTGGGGCATTGAATATAGAAAAAAATAAAGAAAAGATAAAAATGGTATAGATTGGTATATTAGGTGGACAAAAGACCACTCCATGATGGGTGGTCTAAAAAAGTAAGGTAAACAAAAGGTAAACATTATAAGTGTAAACAGTTGATGTATCAACGTTTTAGTATGTCCTCCTGGGACGTCATAAAAAGCCTTACAGCCACAACGGTTGTAAGGCTTTTTGTTTTAATTCAAATTGTTTAGTTTATAAATGGTGCCCAAAGTGTGAACAAGGTCCGTGATATGTTTCATATAAATGCCATAGATATTCATTGTTGTCCTAATTTTAACATCCCAAGTGAGTTTGAACTTTCAGGTGCTCACCTTCATAAGTAGCAGAATTCTAGGTAAATCGGTTTTTTTTCTTCTAACGCTCCCATCATTGATTTATTGAAGTTGGTCGATCATTGAAGGTATTTGTTATTGTGGATTTAAACAAATGTATAAATATGAAAATAGTATTAGAAATTCCTTCATTATCCATGTATATTTGTGAAGAAGGGAGATTGAAAAAAATGAAAAAAATTCTTATTATACCACTTACATTGCTACTAAGTATTTTATTAATAGCTTGTAACCAGAGTGATGAAAGTGGTAAGAAAACAGATGGTGCTGATAAAGCATCCGAAGAGCCATTAAAAGTTGATAAAGGTCTTTTAAATGTTGAAGTCACAATACCAGCTACATTATACATGGGGCAAGACGTAGATACTATTATTTCTGAGGCAAAAAATAGTGGAATTAAGGACGTCATTAAGAATGATGATGGTTCTTTAACTTATAAAATGTCAAAATCCAAGCACAAAGAAATGATGAAGGATTTAAAAGAAAGAATTGTAAAAAGTGTAGAAGAACTTAAAACAAGCGAAGATTTTGCTTCTATAAATGATGTAGCTTATAACAAATCATTTTCTGAGTTTACACTCACAGTAAATAAAGAAAAGTATGAGGGGAGTTTCGATGCATTAGCGTCTTTTGGGCTAGCTTTAGCAGGTATGTACTATCAATTATTTAACGGTGCGGACGTAGAAGATTATAATGTCACAATAAATTTTAAAGATGAATCAAATGGAAAAGTATTTGATACTATGGTTTATCCAGAGGCTTTAAATGAAAATGCCAACAAGTAAGTTGAAGAGCACCTAATGGGTGTTTATTCTATTTTAAACTTAAGAGTATAGTGAAATCTCACTATAATATGTATATTTATGTATAGGAGCGATTTTAATGAAAAGAACATTTATTTATCTATTTATGTTCTGTCTGTTTTTAGCTGGGTGTGGAAGTAATCCTACAAATAACTCATCAGCAAATGAAACAAGTAAAGATAAAATAGACGAAAAGATTGAAGAAGAATCAAAGGAAGAACAAAAAAATGAAGAATTCGAACTTAAACAAATTGGTGAAACTTTTAAATTAGAAGATTGGGAAGTTACTTTGGAGTCGTTTGAATTTAACAAGACTATTATAAGAGAATCGGTTTCAACTGAAGCTAATGAAGGAAACAAGTTTTTAATACTGAATTTTAACGTTATTAACAATGGAACAGAAGCTGATGAGTTAATGAAACCAAGGGATGGAGCATCTATAAAAGCTGTTTTTAACGACAAATATGATTATGAAGTTTCTTTAACTTTAATGGATGGTGATTTACATCACGAAAATGTGCGCCCTTTATCAACTGCTAAAGGGTTTGTTGCTATCGAAATGCCGGATAATGTAGTGGAGGCTTCAGAAAGTATAAGTATCTTCATGGAGAAAGAAGAAGATAAAGTCCAAATAAATATACGATAATTTATTAAAGCATCCTTTAATTAAAAATAGGATGCTTTTTATTATCTCGAAAAGATGTGGGATAATGGCAACAATTAGAATAGCAATTCAATGCGGATACATCAGCTGTGGATAGGGCCAGGGTCACCTTGCTTATAAACCCAAATTTAGTAAAATTTGTTGTAAAAGTGTAAGGCGGTTACTTTACAATAAAGATATATTATTTCTATTTATGGAATATTATAAGTAGTCAAGTATGGGAGAATTGATTTAGATGAATAACGATAATGTTTTTACTTGGGGAAGTGCTGAGAATCCTACGATAGTTTTTTTACATGGTTTAGGGAGTGCAGCATTAGCCTTTAAAGAAATGAGTAAGTAG